CTAGCGGTGATTTCAATACGGGCATGGGCAATTCGGTTGTTATGCTTTGTGTTGTTGTTGCCGCTTTGAGGAAGTCTGGCAGTGCGGTCGATTTGTTGGTGGATGGTGATAACGCACTGGTTTTTCTTCCTCGCACTTCCCTCTCTCGGGTCTTAGGTAGCTTTGAATCAGACGTACTTTCTTCTTCTGGTCATGAGGTCACACTCGACAGTCCTGTTAGCGTTATTGAGGAGATTCGCTTCGGCCAATCTGCCCCGGTGTTTTTGGGTGCTGGCATTGGGTGGGCCATGGTCCGCGACTGGAGGAAGGTGTTGTCTAGGTTTGGCGCTTCATACCGCTGGCTCAGGGAACCCGTTTTTGCCAGGCGCTGGCTTTCTGGTGTTGCTAAGTGCGAGTTATCTTTAGCGTTGGGGGTGCCTATCTTGCAAGAGTGGGCCCTCAAGCTTCTGGAACAGCTTGGTCCTGTGAGAGGAGTAGATGCCTCTGTCTACTCAGATTATTTTGTTATTGGTGCGTGGTTTGCTGAGTCTTCAAGCGCACGACTGGTTGGATCGGACTGTAGGGAGTCGTTTGGGAGGGCTTTTGGTGTCGCACCGGAAGCCCAGGTGATATTGGAAAACACTTTTGCGTCGAGGGTGGGAGCAGTGGATGCCCCTTACACAAAAGTTGATCTGTCCACCTCTGACCATTCAACTGCCAGGTTCGTGTCACATCTGGCCTGTCGTGTACCTTTTTAGCCGGATCAGGGAGACAGGGTTTTGTTCCTATCGCTGCTTTGTGTATGGCTGTGATAGTAGGTTAATGGTTGTCGACAGCCAACCACGCTGATGCAGTGCAATTTAGTTTAGCGCGGTCAGGGTGGTGGGGGTGAGGCGCCAGCGTTGAGTCACCGAAATTAGCAGCGTTTGCTCAGCTTAGCATCTCTTCCCGGAAGCAGCAGGACCGGCTGCTCTGCTCAATCGGTTTAAAACTGAGGCTGTTGGCCAGGTTTCAGTTGCTTATCAGGCCCGTGTAGGCTGCGTTACTAAGCCCCTTCCGAGGAGGACCCCAACCTAAAGTGATTCGTTCCGGGCTGGTTGGGGTAGCTGTGGTGTCTAGTGCTTACCTGAGG